GTGGATTCATACACATAACACAATCTGCATTTCCACAATTAAACAATGATGCTTTATGATACTTGTGAGGATTTTTTAATGCATGTTCATGATGATACTCTTTTGCCAGTCTCATCTTATTTTCTAGCTTAGTCTCTTTTTGATGGAGACGTTCGCTATGTTTAAACTTCTGTTGTTCGTTTGACAATTCGTAATCTCCTACATTCTTCTTTTACTTCAATTGGAAAGTCAGGTGAAATTTCTGCTATAGTACAATCATACACTCTTTCTTCAGGTGCTAAAGTTGCAATTGTAACAATAACTGTAAACCAAAAAATCATGCCTCCAATAAGTAGACACCATTTTAAGAAATTTTTGACATATGTCATAGCATCCTAAGCAAACCAATGATATCAATAGTTACAAGCAAGAGGTAGTTAGCCAACATCCCAACTGATTTCCTAGTATAAGCAGCCCAAGCATAGAGAGCACAACCAGTAATCCAGATAGGATAAAGAATAAGTAGTGGAGGATTGGGTACAGTAAGAGCCATGGCAATCGCACAACCAATACTAATAGCCCAAGCCAACAACTCAATAATAAAACGAAGCTTGCCGCTATTCCAGTCATCTCGAATCCATTCCAATGTAGGTTTTAATAAATCATTCATAGGTATATTATACTCTGTTTTTATCCTGCTGTACATGCCCTTGATGGTGTGCACGAATTCCACCTTTTAAAGCTCGCTCAACCATAACATCTAAGCGAGTTACTACTTGTCCAGTTGCATCCATTCCGACATCAAGTGCACGTGAACCTTCTAAACTATTTGGACCTCCATGCACATGTCCATGCAGATGTACAGAACCACGATGCATTTGATCCCATTCTGAAATAGGATAATGAAACATAATGACTTTAGTACCATTAACATTAATGCTGTAGTAGTCTTGCCAATCAATGAAACAGTCTTGGAATTCACGTTGCTTGATTAACTTTTTATCGTGATTACCAATAATCAAAGTCTTAGAACCGTTTAAACGTTTCATAAACTTAACTGCCGTTTCTACATTGCAGAATGCTACATCACCTAAAATATATGTATGATCTCTAGGTGTAACAACTTGGTTCCACTCTCGAATGATCTCTTCATTCATAAAATCTACATCGTTCTTAAATCGTGCACGCGTAACAGGACAGAACGACATAATGTTCTTATGTCCAAAGTGGATATCGCTTGTAATAAAATCAGTCATACGTCAATCCTAATACTTTCATCATTCTATGTTTAACACGAAGATTTGGTTGTCTATACTTATCAACTGGAGTAAATCCTATCATAGAAGCAACCTCAACTACTGCACCGCTACGACAGATTCCTGCATGACAATGTACAACTACATTCATAGAGCGATCTAATGCATGTTGCAACAAATTTACCAGCTGTTGTGCTTGTTCGTCACTAATTTTGCATTCATCTTCAAAGCCATCAGCATCTTCAGCATCTAAGAATTCGAACTCATAAACTTCTTTAAACATGTGTGCATGTTTGATTTTACCAAATTCTGTCGCTGGATCTTGAATACGAATAAGCATGGCATTGGTACCAGCATCCATGTGAAATCCCAATGCTACATCTTGTTTACTAGCGTTCTCAATCCAACGAATTCCCATTATCTTTCCAATACTACATAATTACCAAAATTACGATCAAACACTTGAAGGAGATTCTCATAATCTCCGCTCGTCATCTCATTGATGATATCATTACCATTCAATCCAAGTTGTTTAGCAAGTTTACGTGCATGTCCCATTAGACAAAACGCATTACCTTCTGGACCAGTTAGATCGATCACATATTCTCGTACTTGTTTTTCTCGTATCATATTACCACCATGAATCATAATAAACATCGAAACCATCTGCATGTGCTTGACGTGCATCTCTAATAAATGCTTTGGTCGATTCTACATCTTCAGGATAAATCTCTTGTTCTCCAAAGAAGAATCCTGACACAGGTTGCAAAGCATTATTATTGAGATCTTCTTCGAGCTGATCCAGATCTTCTGGATGAAGTCGCAAAGGTGCACAATTAAAGCTTTGCTTTGGACCACCACGATCTTTGTAGAGATTTCCCATCCAACCATGCAATGCATTGAACTTACGCCAATAAGCTAAATCTTCTGCAGGATCTTGATCTGAGTTGAACTCAAAATCATTTACTGCATATTCTTTCTTAACGCGATAAGCGTACATATCCAAACCCATAATATTCTCCTTAAACTTCTTCAACAGTTACACGATATGACTTGTCAGCAATCTTAACGATCAGAGTCTTTTTAGGTGACACAAAAGCACCAGTTTCATCAACATCAAATTGAGTTGGACCAACAGAGTCCATTTTAACTGGAGCCATGTAGTCATTAAGAGCTAAAAGCAATTCTCTACGAATGCGATGCATAATATAATCACAATACACTAACATTAATCGTACTCCTTTTTTCCACCAAATTCTTCATTATAATTGTAACCTGCAAGATAGTCTTCTATCTCTTTTTTACTCATATCAACCAAATCAATTCTAGTGGTTGTATGTGTATCACCAACATAGTAGTGTGGATCAACACCACGATTATACCAACTATCTGCACTTCCACGATCAAATGGACCACCATGACGATCGTTATATTCAACGCCTTTATAATTTCTCATATTAAGCTCCATAATAAGTTGCATCGTTGTCAGCACACATTTCTGCGTATTCCATTGGATCTGTATAACGTGCAACTAAATCACTATACTCGATCACAGGTTCTTTGAAGGTGATGCTGCCTTCATAGTCAAGTTGAGACTTTTCGAACCAACTCAAATAGTCATCTGACTTTAAATCATAACCAAGAATGTTAGTTTGAAAGTACTCATCGTTGCGTTCGATGCCGTCACGTGCCATTTCGACTACTTCGTCGATATCCACATTTTGTGGTACACCAACGATTTTGAATTCTGAACCACCTTTGGCTTTCCAGTAAAAATCACCAGTAAAGCCTTGGTGTGCTGCGTAATTTTCATAGTCTTGAGTAGCGATAACGATCATCATATATTTTGTCCTTTTTTCAATTTATGGATCTATTATACCATAGTTGCAGGATTTGTACATAGCCCTTGCAAGTTATTGATTTCATTGGACTTTTTACTTGACTAAAACGGTAGACTATTATCTGGGGGCCTCATCTGGGGAGCGTTTAGGGGGCCCGGGGTGACCCCCACGCTATTTCGACTTGGAAAAAAACTGGAGAATTAGCCTCTTCGCATTCTGCTGATTTCTTTAGCATCATCGCTGCTGAATACAGGCACTGCGTTTGACTTGTGAAGTGTACCAATGCCAATCATCTTGTCACCGGTATATTGATGTTGTTGCTTTTTGCTGCAATCATGATAGCCACTATTTAGAGAAGGATAGTGCGGTGTTTCGCGTACGTATGCTTTAAGCGGTGTAGCTTTAACGACTGCTTTGAGCGGTTTTTTAGGCTCGTACTTTTTGACTAACGCTTCCCATGAAGCTTGCAGTTCGCGCTGCTTAGCAGTTGGTTTGCGTTTGCGAGTTTTAGATGTTTGATTAGTATAGATCAGCATAGATCTATTATACCACGGTTTTTCTCGCTTGTACATAGGCCCCTTGAAAATATTTTTTCATGCTGGGGAACGAACACGGGGGACCGAAGTCCCCCGTGCCGAGATATGGATCACCTGCCTTTAGTGGAAATATTCTTCTGCGATTTTGCCGATATAACTATCGACTTGCTGTTTCTTCATCTGAAGCTGACCTACTTTGTCGCTTCGACCCTCCTTTTTCATTCGCGCTATACAATGCTCGAGCTCTCTTGAATCTTTTTTTAATTTTTCTAATTGGGAAGGAACCATCTGTTCTCCTAACGGTTAAATTTTAAGGTTGTCAAATCGCATGATATAGAATATTTGCTATAAAGTTCTCCTGTGGGAATGAAAAACGGACCACAGTCAATTAAGACTTGGTCCGCCGTGTTAAATTGTGTATGATACACTCATACAGTTATTTATCTAATGATGAGTCCTGGGAACGCTTCTGCCACAAGTTTTTTCGTTAATCCTTTATACACACCATCTAAAGTTTTATCTTTCATATGGCATACTAATGGGATCTCTTTGCTATCAATCCTATAAAGAATATCAATGAACATCTTTTCTCTACGTACTCGATTGACTTGTTCACCTGGTCCGCCTTTGACAAAATATCTAAACTTTTTTGTCTCTGACATTAGACGAGTCTTGTCGTATAGTTTCTTTTCTTTCTCATCAATTGGTGGAATACCTGAAGGAAGTAAGAACTGCACTGTATCATCAAATGCGCCTTTGAGGATATCACGAAGTTCAAGACAGTTGAATTTTTGTAGAAGTTCAAGCTTCTCTTTGCGAGACTCTGCTTTACCTACTAATTCTAACATCTCAGTAACTAATAATTTTTTTGCCATATATTAAAACTCTTGGACAGATTCTACTAACATCTTGCAGCGCTTTTTAATCAAGTAATCGAGGATGCGAGCGCGTGGAGCAACCTCTTGATTTTCAAATGTATTTATGATGTTCTCAGTATGTTCTTTTGGAATTTGATCTAAATCAATCAACAGTTTATTGCGCTGATAATTACGATACGTTTCTGTATCCATTACTTTTTGAAGATCCTCTGCACCTGCTAACCACGCATCGATTTTTTTCTTTGTGACTGGAGTCTGACGTAAACCATCGACAAAAGTATTATCAGCGGAGAGAACATTAGGAATACCATCGCCACTATCACCACGAATAATATGCTCAAACAAATATAAGTGAGGGTTGG